TGCTTAATATCTTGGCTCTTTGCTTGTCCTACTTCTTCTACTACCGCAGGAATAACATAACAACCCATTTGCTTCCCATTTGCAAACACAGCAAAATTAAAGACTTTATCAACTATATCGTCGTCGGCTTCAATCCAAGTACAACTAGGCGGCTTGTTATTACTGCCTTTTTCTGCAAATGAGCGTAGTGGAACTAACCCATCAAGATAACTAAACACTACAAAGCAATAGGCTCTAATGTCATCTTTTACTGGTAGGATTTCACTCATATAAGATTTCTTCCTCCGGTATATTCCAGCATTCAGATCGATAACCGCACGTCTTGCACCCTAAAACATCAGGGTTGCTAAACGCTCGTGGTAATGTTTCATTTGCTTCGGTAGCTTTGATAATATTAACAGCTTTGTCGCTCATTCTTTGAGCAAGCTCGCTATCGAATGGAATAAGCTCGGTGTATATTTCAGCAGTATCTTTATTTATTGCAGTAAATAAACAAGGATTCTTAGAAATGCCCGTAATGCTTTCTTCCATATAAGCCTGATACAAAGCTATTTGCGCTGCATATATTGGCTTTGATAGTACCACACCTTTCTTAACTGTTTCTCTCCAGTTTTTACTATTCATGCTTTTAGTTTCCCATAGCATCGGACAAGATAAATTAAGTTTGCTAGGTGCTGCTGTAATAACTCCGTCAATATGTCCGGCGATTCTGCTATCTGCCACCTTAAAACCAAATTGGTTACCATCTGCGTCTTCAGTAACTAAATCAAAGCCTGCTGATTTAAGCCATTTAATAGCTAACTGCTCAAACAAATGTCCAACTTCAAAAATTCGTAATATTTGACCATCAAAGTTTTGGCTTTCTCCGTTTGAAGAAGCAATATACTCGTACTGCAAAGCACGAGAGCAAGGCATCCCTAAACGAGATGCTCCAAGATATTTACGGGTAGGCTTATCGCATCTTTCTAAGATTAAAGCTTGATCTACAAGTTTATTTATTTGTTCTGAAATGCTATCGGCATTAAGGGTTCTATGATTAAAATCCAACATAACTCACGCCCACCCTGGTATATCATTATTACCGCTCATATATTTGGCATAATCTTTATGACTTGAATCTACGGCTACTTTAATGACATTCCTTTCATTCCCATTACTATCAAGTTCTACATCGATTTTAGTTATAAATTCTAAACCTTCTAATTCACCAAAATCTTTGATCTTGCGAGCTTCTTGTGCTGCTTCTGAATTGTCTTTGTCACTGAAACCTTTAGCAGAATTAAGTATACTTCTGATAAAGCTTCTGCCTATCTCACCCCATTTATTATTGTTCTTATCACTATAAAGACCGATTAAGCTCCATATTTTCCGTCTGTAATACTTACCTTCTAAAACTGTAAATTCACAGTCCAAATAAATAGCTCCAGTTACTCTGTTTTTAGTGGTATATCCTCCTGTCCAACCATTTTCTAGATCATCATAACCGCCTCGCTTGATATGAATATTTACTTTAGCGATTGTGCCTCTTGGTATTAAATCGTAATTCGTTTGAGTAGTTGCTGTATTAAAATCATAAAAATTTGTAGTCATATTATTTCTCCCTAATTGATTATTGTTTTAGCTTTGATTTTGTTCATTAAATTGCCGAGATGTGCCGGCTCGATCATTTCTAATTTGCCTGATCTATCCTTAGCGGGGTAGTTGTACGGATTATTTGTACAATTGATAAAAACCCTTGGATTTTCTATAGATTCTGATTTAAGTTGCGTCATGGTAATAACTTGATCGACTATATGATAAGTAACCTCGATATAATCAGATAAATTCGCTCCTTTCGTTATCAATTCACCTGCAACTTTACTGAGTAACTTTTGATTCCACTCGACCTTCTTTGCTATGTCGTTACTTATTTTAAAATCAGGCTCATCTATATGAATAATGCCGGTATCTTTCTCTAGCCGTCTCCGCTTAGCTTCGATAAATACTTCGTATTTCAGAGCTATTTTTTTTAGCTTGGTCTAGCTTTTGGGTAATTTCAGTTAAATATTCGTATAACTGCTTGGTCTCATATTTAGCAAGGCTACCAATCGGCACATTAAAAATGTTATCAGTAGTTAAGTTCGTAGTCATAATATCCTCCTTTTTGAATTGAACTTATACCTACAACATCCCCTATATTTTAAGCCTTTTCAACCACGTGTCACTGGCAGTAACTTTTTTAAACCTCAAATCCCTGATTGTAATAGGAAATTAAGATTCAATTTAGTTACTGCCAGTAACCTTCTCCCAAAAGTACTTTTTTTTTGTTTTATAAATAACTGCAAGTGAAAGTTATTTCGGTTGCAATAACAAACTTTTTATCACTAATTAAAAATCAAGGAGGAAACTATGAAGCTATCAACATGGATAGGTATAAATGAGTTAAAAACTCAGGAAGCAGCTAAATTACTCGAAATCTCTCATTCTCACGTTTACAAATATTTATACGATAAATCGATCCCCAAATTTCCTATTATGTTCAAAATTTTTATTAATACTCGAGGCTCGGTTACTGCAAATGATTTTTACGGTACTACGCCTGAAACTTTAGAGAAAAAATTAATAGAAAAATTAGAACAGAATGCACTAAAAAATGAGGAGTAATTATTATGAAAAATCAAAAAACAATATTAGCCTTAGATTTAGGCACAACAACAGGCTGGGCTTTGCATAATAAAGAAGGAAACATTATTTCAGGAACTATGGATTTTAAGCCAGATAAATTTGAGTGTAGCGGCATGGTATTTTTGCGTTTCAGGCAGTGGTTAGTAGACCTGAAAAATGCTGAGAGCGGTATTGATCTGATTTATTTTGAAGCGGTAAGAAGTCACAAAGGCACGGATGCAGCTCATAAATACGGTGGGTTTGTAGCTATTTTAGAAGAGTTTTGTGAGCATCATCAAATCCCTTATAAAGGTATCCCTGTTGGCACAATCAAAAAGCATATCACCGGCAAAGGCAACGCTACTAAATATGCAGTAATAAACGCCATTAAAGCTAAAGGATTTGAACCAGGAGACCATAATGAAGCCGATAGCTTGGCTTTATTACATTGTGTCTTGGCCAAATATCAGAGAGGGGAATTATGAAAATTGAAACCCCCTATGAACAAGTTTATCAGCCTAAAATAGATAAGCGTAGTACAGAGGAAATTTACGAATCGATCGTTGGAAGAATAAGAAGAATGTATCAGGGAAAATTATCGGAGTTGGAAATTCATGAAGCCGCAAGAAATATGATCGAATTTGTAAAAATTTTTATGCAAGTTCAAGGAAAATTAGAAAAAGAAAAAAATAGTAAAACTTAAGTATCAATTGACTTTTTCGGGGAATTATATATAAAATCGTAGCAGAAGTAGTTAAGACTATTTCGGGGCTTCAAAACCTCTTGTTAGCATGGTATATGCATCAGCCATAAAATGGTGCAAATCCCTCAACTTTTTTATGGTTGGGGTGACAGTAGGTATGTCCAGAGTTTAGAGAACTACTTTAAACTTAAAACCTATTGTGAACTGTTGCTAACGGTTTTTTTGAACTCCCCGACCACCATAAAATAGTTTGTGGTGGTTAAAGCTTAAGCAATTTAAGTTTAATCAAACTGGGGAAACCAATATGACCGATACCAAAAAAATAATAATCTTTCTTACACCTCTTTCAAATTCCAAAAATCGTAAACTCCGTAAAGAGCTTATCAATACTTTCTGTCAGCAAAATAATCTTACCATATTAAAGATCATAGAGAAAACTGACTTTAATTATCTTATTTTACGTGAATTAATCGAGCAAGTAGTGTCTGAACCTATTAAAGCAGTTACTGTTTTAGCTGAAGATAAACTACTAAATCACCAGTCTAGCATAATACTTTTTTCCGTAGTTGGCACTCTATCTTTATTAGGTCTCGTTAACACAGAAATATATAAAAAATCTTATGATCAGATAAAACTTTATGAGTCAGTAAAAACACAAAATGATTACTTAAGCATCGCCGCATTCAGTCTTCATTACACCTTAGAATGCTACAAAAATAAGAATAACAACTAGGATTAAAAATATGAAAGAAAGAAAAGTGGCTACAAAGGCAATATTATTGTCAAGAGTTTCATCAAAAGAACAAGAGGATGGCTACTCAATCGATGCTCAAACAAGACGTTTACAAGAGTATTGTATGCGTAAAGGGTTAGAGATATTAAAGATTTACGAATTTAGTGAGTCTTCTACTGTAGGAAATCGTGAGAAGTTTAACGAAGCTATCAAATTTGCTAAGAGTCAAAAAGAGATTATAGCGATAATAACAGATAAGGTTGACAGATTACAGCGTAGTTTTAAAGAATCAGCTATGCTTTATGACCTTATTGAGCGTGAGAAAATTGAGCTACACTTCCACGTTGAAAATTGTATTATCCATAAATATTCTACCTCTAGCGAAAAGTTGATGTGGAATTTGAACGTCACAATGGCTCAAAGTTACGTAGATAATATAAGAGATAACGTAATACGTAGTATAGAACAGAAACTATTAAGCGGTGAATGGATTAGTACCGCTCCAATCGGTTACTTACATCTTGTTGCTGGAAAAGGGCAAGGTAGTATACTAATAGATACGCTTAGAGCGCCTTTAATTAAAAAGCTTTTTGAAGAATACGCCACAGGTTTATATACTATACCTAAAATGCTTAAAAAAACTAAAGAGTGGGGCTTAACAAACTACCGAGGTAATGAAGGCGAATTATGCCGCTCACATGTTCATTCTATTTTAACAAATCCGTTTTACTATGGAGTAATGCATTATAAAAAAGCTAATAAATATTATCCTCATAAATACGAGCCTATTATATCTAAAGAGCTTTTTGATCAATGTACTGCGGTTCTAAAAGGCTGGAATAAAAAGCCCTTTAAATGGGGTGATAAAGATTATATATTGAATGGGTTAATAACTTGTGCCAATACAGGTAGATTAGTATCCAGCGAAACTAAGACGAAAAAACGCTTAGATGGCTCTGAGTACAAAATAACATATTTAGGAGCATGGGATAAAGATAATCATAATAGGAAGGTTTATGTGCAAGAAGAAGTATTATTAAAAGAAGTAGAGCAGATTTTTAAAGCTATGTATATTGAACCTGAAACACTAGAGAAAGTTATTCAGTATGTAAAAGATTCAGCTGTAAACGAACGAGAGTATTATAAGACTAGAATAACAGAACTAAATAAGGAGCTTATCAGTATTAAAACCAAGCTTGATAAGCTTATGAATTTCTTTTTAGAGGATCATTTTACAAGCGAAGAATATGAGGAGAAGAAAAAGCAACTAACAGTTCGTCGTAATAAAATTATGATGGAAATAGAAGAGCATAATAAAGGCGATGATAGCTTTAATCAAAGGATGATAGATGTGATTCAAATAGCTGCAAATGCACACCAAACTTTCAAAAGTTCGACAAATGAGAAAAAAAAGCAATTAATAAAATTGGTCTTTTCGACAGTAAAAATAAACGGCAAAAAGCTTGATTTTATGCTGCGTCCGCCGTTTGACAGCTTCATAAAAACACGAGAAATTGAGGAATGGCTCACCATGGTT